GTCAAGCTTGGCAGGAGTTTGACACGATTGAATACATCCACAAACCGATGAGTAAAACCGAACTCGCAAAAGTTACACAACTCAAACCCCGCTACATGCAGCACACAGGAGAAGAACTATGAACATGTTCACAGCAATCAACGCCCACCCGCAAGGTAGTGAGTCACTACCCCAAACCGAAGCACCAACACTGTCATCCTCCGCGATGCTCGTCGAGCTAAACATCTCGAACTGGGCCGGCTACAAGAAGGACAAGCGCGCCTCCGATAAAGTCACCGCAGACGCCCAAGCGAAAAAGGGTGTGGCCAACGTCACTAAGAAACTACTGGCGAACTCCGACACACTGAACGCGATCCAGACACACGTCACCGCCACACGGAACATGCACACAGCCATGACCATGCCGTGGTCGAACTCCGGTCTGCGTCTGCTACCCACAGCACAGTACTTCAACTACACGCAGGCGATGTCTGGCATGGAGAACAAGTTTAACCTGCTCCTCGCCGAGTTCCTCAAATCATACAACGACGAAGTGGTGGACGTGCAACTCGAGTTGGGCGACTTGTTCCGAGTTGAAGACTACCCCACCTGCGAGAGCCTTTGGCATAAGTTTGCATTCCGCATGAACTACATGCCCCTGCCCGATGCAGGTGACTTCCGTGTTGATATTAGCAACGATGCACTGCGCGAAGTCAAAGAGCAGTACGCCAACTTCTACACCAAGCAGTTCGACACAGCGATGAATGATGTGTGGACACGTTTACACAAGGTACTGTCCAACATGTCCGAGCGGCTCGACTATGTCAGTAAGGACGACAAGAAGGTATTCAAAGACACACTCGTAGGTAACGTTACTGCCATGATCGAGCTGCTACGTGTGTGCAACGTGAATAACTCTGCGCAGATGTCAGCAATGGCAGTCCGCATAGAAGAGGCGATGTCTGGAGTAACCGCCGCAGGACTACGTGACGATGATTACTTCCGTGTCGAGACCAAAGCGGCAGTAGACGCTGCGATCAAAGCACTACCAAGTCTGGATATATAATGAATATCACTGTCACAGTCACAAACAACTATGGAACCAAAGCCGTGTACCCCGTGTGCGAGGCAGGTAAAATGTTTGCAATGATAGCAGGGACAGTAACACTCACTTCCCCGACTATCGCACTAATCAAGAAGCTTGGGTACGAAGTCCAAGTTGCACAAGAAACACTGTAAGGAGAACAACCATGACTAATCAAGCGCAACAAATGTACGCACTCACACTCGACCAGTGCGTCGATCTAATCGCAGCGGTGGGTAGTAAACGTACCGTACTAGCCCAAGGTGACATGGGTAACGGCAAGTCGTCTATGATCCACATGTTGGGAAGCACCCTGCCCACGCACGGCAAGGTATACTTCGATGCGACCACCAAAGACCTTGGTGACATTATGATCCCGTCTATGCAGTCCATCGAGAAAGATGGTTGCGTACGTATGATCCCACATGAAGAGCTAGGCCTACACTTGGAGGGGCCAATCATCCTGATGCTCGACGAGCTTTACAAGGCGAACCCCGCCGTGAAGAACGCCATGCTGCGTCTCATACTCGAACGCAAGATTGGTAGTTACTCACTACACCCTGACAGCATTGTCTTTGCCACGACCAACAAAGGTAGCGAGGGTGTTGGTGACATGATACCGCCACACGCACGTAACCGTATGACTGTGGTGCAGATCAAGAAGACCAACAATATGGACTGGATCGAGTGGGGTATCAACAACGGGGTGGATCACAGCTTACTTGGCTGGGTCAAAGACAATCCACACCTAATGGCATCGTTCGAAGACGTCAAAGACCCCGACGAGAACCCGTACATCTTCCACCCCAAGCAGCAACGTGCTGCGTTCGTTACTCCCCGTTCACTCGAAGCGGCGTCCGACATACTCAAGCGGCGTGAACACTTCGACGACATGACATTGACCGCAGCCTTGATGGGTACGATTGGTGATCGTGGTGCGATGGACTTGATGGCGTTCGTATCACTGTCAGACCAACTGCCCACACTACAGGCGATCAAGGACGATCCCACCAATGCAAAGGTGCCAAGCAGTGCCGCCGCAGTGTGTATGGTTGTGTATAGAACTCTAGCTGCGATGGACAAGGACTGGCTCAACAGTTGGATGGATTACTTGCCACGTCTCGACACCGAGGCACAGGCTATGTTCGCCAATGGGGTGCGATCACCCAAGTATTCTAAGCAGTCTATGGTGATGACTAACAAGAAGTTCACCGTGTGGGCTATGAACAACAACCACCTCTACACCGCAGATAAGGTGTGAGCATGAAAACGTATCGTAACGCTGTCATTGTGGCAGTAATCAGCAAGCAGGAGAAGACTAATGGGTAAAAGATGGACAAAAGACGACGACGAGTTGTTGACGACAATGCACGGCGGAGGAGTAACGGCCTTTCTTATAAGTCTTGCCCTAGATCGCACAGCGGGTTCAGTATCTCAACGTGCGTACGAATTGGGGATCACTACTAAGCGTAGGGTACGACTACCTATAGACCTGCCCGACCAGATGGTTGTGAAGTCTACCCATGTGAGGCTGTATGATTTTCCAGCGCCGCTGCCACTACCTGCGGCCAGCGAAGAAACCCCGAAACCGTCAATGCTGGAACGCATGTTCAGCAAAATGTTAGGAAGGTAACAACAATGTTTATGGCTAACCAATTAACAGAGGAGCAGCGGCTGACAAAAGCCGTTGTCTCCATCATGGGGAACCCGAAGTATACCGCACTCGCAGGTGTACTAATGATCGGGAACCGCAACGTGGTCGATGACCCGTCCGTGCCAACTGCATGTACTAATGGACGTGACGAATACTATGGGCGTGAGTTCGTGAAGCAACTCAACGATGCAGAGCTTAGGTTTCTAGTACTGCACGAGGTGTATCACAAACTGTATCGCCACCTGACCACATGGCGGCACCTCTACGACCAAAATCCAGAGCTTGCAAACATAGCGTGTGACCACGTTATCAACATCAAGCTCGTGGATGACAACAAAGATAACTTCGCCAGCATGACAGGCATACTCGCAAATGCATGCTATGACCGCCGGTATGTCGGTATGGATAGCGCACAGGTGTACAACTTGCTGCGTGAAGAGGGAGGCGACGACGGCAGTGGGGGTAGTGAGTCACTACCAAAAGGCTTCGATGTCCACGATTGGGAAAGCGCATCCGAAATGGACGCCGAAGAGGTACGAGAACTCGCACGGGAGATCGACGAGGCGGTACGTCAAGGCGCGTTGGTCGCTGGCAAGCTAGGCAGTGGTGGTGATCTGGGGCTGGAGGATTTACTTCAACCACAAATCAACTGGCGTGAAGCCCTTCGTGAGTTCGTTCAAACCACCTGCGCAGGCAGCGACTACTCTACGTACAGCAAACCCAACCGCAGATACTTGTCGTCGGGAATATACATGCCGAGTGGTATCAGTGAACAGGTCGGGGAACTGGTATTGGCGATCGACACTTCGGGTTCGATTGGGCAGCAAGAACTCTCCGCGTTCCTCACCGAGGTCAAAGAGATATGTGACACTGTACACCCTGAGCGTGTACGACTTCTCTACTGGGACACAAAGGTATGTCGTGACGAGAAGTATGACGTGCATGAACTAGATGGCCTAGTGAAATCAACCAAGCCGGCAGGCGGTGGTGGCACAAATGTAGAGTGCGTTACCGATTACATCCGCGACAACAACATCAACGCGCAAGCGGCTATCGTACTGACAGATGGACACCTGTACGGTGGCTGGGGTCAGTGGACTATGCCTGTGCTGTGGTGTGTCATGGATAACGACAACGCCAAGCCTGATGTGGGCAAGACTGTAAACATCAAGTCAAGGGATATGTGAGATGAGTAAGATGGGGAACTACGTTGTGGGCCTGCAAGAAGCGGTAGCAACTAGGGTCGATTGTCCTGAGTGTGAGGGCGAGGGCCAATGCACGTACGAAAAGTTCGTGCCTATGGGGTTTAGCAGAGACTACGGGGAGTGGGAGGACTACGTAACTCAATGCGATAACTGCAGGGGTTGCGGTAAGGTAGATGTTGATGAGTAGTGGTGTGGGTAGCTGCGATAGTTCGTGTTGGCACATTTGGTAGCGCACGACCTCAACAACCAGACCCAACGGCACAGACATTAAGATTTACTACCCACTACAAGAACATAAAACATACCAACTAAGTTATCAATAGGAGACTATAAAATGGCGCTAACATACTCAAATTTCAGTAGCTTCAAAGAAGTAGTGGATCACTACAATCGTATTAAACCACTGATTGGGAAGCTCAACGCTGGTAAGGACATCCGCCCTATAGGTGATCGTAACCGTAAGTTCGAGCGCATCATCAAGATCAGCAATAGCTGCTACGCGCTGTCAGACGGGTGGCACTTTGGCCTTGGCCCTTCCGGCTCTCTATATAGTGATATAGACCACGGCCCCAATGCTCTAGAGAAATACGCACCTATTGTGTGGCGCAAGCTGCGCGATGGTAGAGACCAAGTAACCCTACGAAACGGGTGGGGTAGTGGAGGTCACAATAGTCGCTATGCTTTTTTAGACCGACACTCACCTCGTCCAATGAGGTTCTCTGTTGGTAGTGGCAAGCAGTACATGAACGTACATTCCTTTGGTGGTATACGTAACCATCACGAACATACGGCTCATCACTTCCTTGCAAAGGTACGCACTACGCCGAGGGCTGTATTGAAAGCGATGACCAGAGACAAGTCGTTCTTCCTAGCATCCGATGACAACTCCGCAGTTGTGTTCACGCGCAAGGGTAGCGACGACTGGGAGCATGTTGTGGGTACAGGTACGCAGGTGGCACCCTCGCGAGTGGACAGGAAGACCAAGGCTAAGTTCAAAGAGGACATCCAGAAGTTATTCGAATGGGGCATGACTATGTCACCCCTGCTAATGCTAGAGGATAGGGTTTACACCAGAAACCTAAATCAAGAAATGAGTGAGTGGATAAGTAACAGCAGGGAGCAAGGTGCGCCTTACCCGATGATCGGGCACACAGCTTGGCATGGTTCTAAGCTGCCATTATGTATGTCTTTGTATCGCAGCATTGTGCGCGACGAAGATCACCCTAAACGACTGCACCTATGGGTACAGTTTGCAAGGGACTGTATAGATAGGCGCACCCCTTACAGTTTTTATCCCCCTGATTTCCTTGTAAAGACCGTCGAGACCACGGAGGAGCTAGCTGCCGTACGGGCAAGATACAACACATTTATCAACAGAGAACTAGGTTTCTTAAACAGAAAATAATTGGAGAGCAACTATGTTAGAACTAGTATTAGTGTCAGAACTTAAAAACTCACTAACGTCCTCAGGTGGCGAGAATATAGGCGTGATGGACATGGCGTCCGCGTTGAAGAGTAAAGTCCGTGGCCTATGCACGGCGCGGAAAGAAAATCATTCTTTGTGGGTATACCGCCCGAACGATACCTATGCGCTAGGCTGGATAACCTATGCCGACCTCATGGATAATGGCGATGGTAATGATCGCTATTCTGTATTCTCACCGAACATACTCAACGGCAAGTATAGTTGGGGAACTCGAGAGCATATGTCGAGCGCACTTAGCATGTCCAAAGCTGTTAAGAACGCAGAGAAATACCTACGTCCGCTAAATCTAGAGCAGGTCATTAGACAAGTGCATCGGGATTTTAGAACGAAACTAAGCGAGGTATCCTCGTCGATGGGTGCCAATTTGGTAGCATTATCAAGCCCCCTGCGTACTGGATTCTTTAGTACATCCACGCACAAAGACGTACCTCCTAACGCGCTGCAGCTAGAACTCAAGCACCTATTACAGACGGACTACGTCTTTATTGACAAGGAGCTTGAAGAAACGCTACACAAGACGTTCGCCGAGAAAGACGAGTGGGAGGAGAGCAAGGGCCTCCTTGACACAGATCATATGTTCATCGAAGCGTACCAAAGTGTAGGAGGGAGGCAGTTTTTTCGCGGGTACAACAAGGTGGCGAGATACGGGGCCAGCCAAGACCTGACACAACATTTTTGTTACGATCAGGAAGAACTACCTGAACACATCAAGGGCGCGATCTCTGTGCTGTCGATGGTTGACGTAGGTCAGTATGTGGTTGGTGTAGGGTATCGGGCTTCCGGTAATATGTTCTACATAAAGTCTGGATCGTAGTATGGGGATGAGTGGAACCTACCGCGTTGCAATAGACCCCGTGACTAACAAGGTAGAGGTAATGTGTTTTGACGTAGAATTTCTTGTCGATCACAATGATATTGGCACCTACGACAGTATGAATGAGACCCCCCTCTGGATACAGGAACGTATTGCTGTCCTAATGATAACCGACCCAACCGTAAGGCCACTGCAAGATGTGGCTGGGGTGGGGCGTAGAATAGATAGATCAACGTATTGGGTATACCACCGACCGTAGTGACCCACTACCTTTAATTCGCCGTTTAATTCGCCGTTTAATCGCCGCGCATTTTTCGGCGAGTTAACAACACCAAACTACCGAGGCCAGTTACTACAACAAAGGAGAAAATTAATGGCGATGACACCAGAAGCTAAAGTTAAAAAGGTAGTGGCCCACTACCTAAAGACGCTGGGGGCGTACTACTTCTACCCTGCCACAGGTGGTTTTGGGCGGAGCGGCGTACCTGACATAGTCGCATGCTACAAAGGAGTGTTCTTCGGCATCGAATGTAAGGCGGGGAAGGGTAAGACCACTGCACTGCAACAGAAGAACTTAGCAGACATCCACGCTGCAGGAGGCTGCGATTGGGTCGTAAATGAAACGAACATGCACGACACAGCCACCGTGTTAGAATTTGAATCCCGTGTGGAACGCCAACGCGTCCGCGCTTCAATACACAAACAAAAATAAGGATACTAGATATGGATACTATAGCAAAAAATACTTGTGATGTTTACATCAAAAGCCAACTAGCAACGCATACCGGTTTTGGGATACGTGCCGACCTCGGGGAAGAAGTTTTTATTAACGCAGCGTTTATGAAGAAGTTTGACCTCAGGATTGATACCGTACGTAAACTAGTTCTTGCACCTAACCCTAACAGACCCAGCACACCATGGCAGGCTATAGGTATGTCTATGGATGATGCAGGGGCGCTAGTCGGCGAATTGGTCATGCAAGCTAGTGAAGACGGTGCAAGGCCGATTGAGTTGGGCATAGTGGATGCGGGGGAAGAACCTACCGCCCGTGTGCATATCGCCAAGCTAGAAGATCGTATAGTAGAGATGTTCGATATTGAGTCTAACCAATTTGCCAGTACTGCTTCGACACTAGCAGTGGAAATGGACGTTAGTGAGGGGGAGATGCAGTTAGCACTTAGCCGCATGCACAACGCAGGGGAGATCGCCAAAGCGCAGGTGTTTGCTAAGGGGACTCAGGAGAAAGCCTCATTCGTTCTGTGGGCACGGGAAACAACTTGGTTCTCGCTGTGATGGAGCAATCTCTTTCTGGCAAAATGTCACCCGCCCATGAAGCAGAACGTAAATTCCTAACCCAGCAAGTAGATTTCTGGATGGAGGCGCAACTTAGGAGGGATGCGCCTCTGGATGCTAAGAACCAATATTGGAGAGCCAAAGAAGACTTAACTAAGTTTATAAGTAGTCGCCGCAAAGAAGGATATAAGATATGACCAAGAAAGAAGAACGTGTGTGGACGTACATACTTGCTAACCGCAAGGCAAGTTCTAGCCAAGTAGCTAAGGCAACGAGTACGGACGTGCAGTATGTCGAACGGGTTTTTGCAACCATATCCTCACCTAACTGGAGAGAAGAAATAAAAATGGACGAGTACTTGTATGGTGGCAAGGCTATTTTTACAAAGTCTGATGACGACAAGGCTCGGTATGATTTGCTACCACCAGAACTGCTTGAAGAGACAGCGCAAGTGCTTGCGTTCGGGGCTAAAAAATACAGCGACAACAACTGGGCGCAGGGTGCATCGTGGGGCCG